AAAGAAACGCATCAAGGCAAGCACATCGAACCGCTTATCTAAAAAAAGTCGATAATCCTATTTCGTGGTAGAGTAGTACAACGACAATGTTGAAATGGCTCTCAGACACGGAAACAAGACTTATCTTCAAATTCTGCTCGATCCAAACAGAGCACAGCTAGTAATGGATCAGGCACAAGCGGAGAATATAAGGGCTACTGCCTGGGTACGGAATCTGATCTACAAAGAATTAGAAAAGCAATTACCTAGCTCTGTCTATAAAGAAGCCGTTGCACAAGATGAAGCTTCATGGAGAAAATCTATTCGCAAAAGAATAGAAGGCCGATTACCAAACACTTTATCCCCAGAACAAGGTAACAATGACAACAACAGCATCAACGACCCCTAAATTCAAGGTCAAGGACCAAGTAAATAAAAAGATAAATTCAGGCGTTTATCTATATGTAGGGGCTACGGCTGGAACGATTACAGAAGTTAAAACTAAGTACAACGTAAGAGGTCGAATTTGTTATTACTACGGCGTTAAATGGCCTGATGGTAGAAGGTCAGAACACGCACAGCACATACTAGTTCCAGCACCATAAATGATTAACAAAATTCAAGCTGCGTGTCCTAAGTGCGCTGAAGCTAGGACTAGAGTTGTATGCACTAAACGTTCCAGTGATGGGGTAACTATCAGGCGAAGAAGGTGTATTAAATGTGATCATCGTTGGTACTCCGTTCAGTACCCCGAAGTCGCTATTAAAGACAACGAGGTTAAGTGGGTTAAAACAGGCTCCACAGCAAAATTTGTACCATCTACATAGACACATGGAATTTAAAAAGAACAAAGGAACCAAAAAACAAGAAAAAACTTATGGGCCTATGGGTCTAAGTGAGGTAAGGCTGCGAGCTTTAATGAATGAAGATGAAGAAACCTACAAGTTCGTTAGAGAAGTATGTGGACCCTTAGTATGTTTTTATGAGTTTCTTAAGAGTAAGGGTTATACAGATGATGAGTGTTACTCAACTGCAAAAAGACTTTGTATGATTAATCTTGGTAGATATATGGAAGAAGATACAGATTATGAAGAATACATAGTTGAGACACACTACGACTAAAGATCAAGAACTTTTCTTAGCCAATTTTTAAATGTAGGTTGTTTTACAGGATTTTCTAAACAGGCAATTTTAGCTTTACATCTTGCTATTTCTTTTAAACAATTACCAATAAACTGTGCTTGATGAAAGTAACTTCTTTCTACTGCTTCACAGTGTTTTACTAACTGTTCTTTAGTGGCTCCTTCTGTAAACCATAAAATTTTCTTTTCTAACTCTAGTTCTTGTTCTACTGTTGGAGGTTCCATTAGTTGATCTAACAGAAGAAATTGTTCATCTAAGTTCTCCATCTAATTCTTTCCTTTTAGCATCTAACCCAGTGTATAGGCCGTGCATAGGATTGTCAGGTAGGTGACGACCATCAAGAATGTATAAACGCTCCATATCCAGTACTCTCTGACGATCTTCTTCTAACCAATCTCTTTTATAAAAGCTCATTGCAATGTAGTAGTTGAATTAGGATATAACCTTGCTTGTAAAAAGTTTACAGCTTGGTCATCAAGTGTATTTGTAGTCTGTTTTGAGGCTGCTTTCAACAGATCAAGTAACAGTTTTTTACCTGCTTCACTACGCAGAAAAGCATAAAGAAGAGGTAGAAAAGGCTTAGCTAGTTTTCTCATAAATAAACTCACTCTTCACAATCTTATATAAAACCGCTACATTTGGCTTGGATCCCCATCCAGCAAAGCCTCCTTCTCTTCATAAGGGGGCTTTGTGTTTTAAGCCGATACTTAACCTAACAGGATTATGGAGCCAAAAACAATTGCATGTTTTTGTTCACATTGTTTGGAAATAAGAAGGCAACAAACTAGGGCTAATCAGATTTTTTCTTGTGATAAACCTCAACTTCTGATTCACAATTCGGACAAGTTAAAAAGCTGATCATATCAAACTCATCTGATTCATGCGTTGAGTCACTACCCCATATTAATTCAGTTTTACAATGCCAACAATTCATTTCTTACGCTCCCAATGTTTAATCAATAAGTTCAATTCTTTAACTCTAGCTTTTGCTCTTGCTATCTGTTCCTCCATCCGTTTGGGTTTCTCTTAGTTACTTCCAATCTAGCAACGTCCTTCTCTACAGCATTTAAACGATGGAATATTTCACGAAAGTTACCTTGATTACGATTGGAACGGTTTGAAATAACCATTAACGCTCCAGAAATAGCTGCCCCGATCAAGGCTGCAAGTAGTTCTTGAGGCATTTTTAACCTTTTATGTGTAATCTTAGACTACTGTTTCTAATTTTTTATGACAGAAAAACAAACTCCTGAAGCCAAGCCCAACAAGAAAGGGCCGATTGGTAAACTAAAAGACATCGCTGAAGATAAAGAAGAACAACTGCAGATCATAGGTGTAGCAGTGCGTTTGGGCGTTGTGATTTGGTCTGGATTTATCGTAACTTTAAATTATATAACTATTCCAGGCTACAGTTCTGATCCCAAAGATATAACTTTTCCTGCAAGTTTGCTGACGGGAGCTTTAGCAAGTTTTGGGCTGGAGGGTGCGAAAAAACGTGGTGATGGAACGTATAAGTCAGAAGATGAGAAACCTATGAATAAAAAAGAGATACAGGCAATGCTAAGTGAGCAGTCTAGTTCGTTCCAAACAATAAGAATCGAAACTCCTATTAAACTGGTTCCACAAGAACCTAAGATTGACCCCATCACAGGGAAAACAGTCAATCCTCAATCGGGCAAGCTCACATGAAGAAATTTCTAATCTTGCTTTTACTAGCGAGTCCAGTGCAAGCAGATATGCGGCACTCAATCACTACATCAGCAAAGATTCAAGTTGACGCTGCTTACAGCTCGGCTGAAAGAATTGGAACGACTTACAGCATTACAGGTAATAATGTAACTCCAAGTACAACCGTTGGAGGCACTACTACTTCTGGGGCTATCGGAGGATTGACTGCTGATTCAGTGACCTCAGGGGTTCCAGCAATTGTAGACACGGACTTCACGATAACCACAGCAGGCTCAGCCGTAAGTCTGACCGAAAGTCTGGTAGTTGGAGATGCAGTTCAAAGCGCAACTACGGTAACTGGAGGTGTGGTTCCTGCCTTGCCTTCACTGGGAGTGGTCGTAACTGGATCGGGAGGTGTCTCAGGTGGGACGATTACGAGTTTAAGTTCAGGGGTGCATACCTGTAGTGGCACAATGGGAGCTGGATCTAGCTGTACGGTGCAAACACTGGTTGAATCGGTTGTTGATTAGTTTTGAAGCGTTATTTACTGCTATTATTATTATTAAATGGGTGGCAAAAGCCAGTCATAGCAGTGCCTGTGGTGCCTAATTTTTCTAGCGGGTCTATGTCAGCCGTCACACGTACCACTCAAAATATTACAGAAAATATTGTATCAACAGATTATAATACAGGCCATTCGCTGAGTATTACTGGGACAAATATAGATATTGATGGATCAACAATGTTACCTGACCCTACAACTATTAATCAAACTGTAAATGGAACGACTTACCAATGGACTGGAGCCGATCTAACAACAATGCCCAATGTGACAATCAGAAATGCAGGGGCAGCGTTTCAAATGAATCAAAGTTACCAAGGACCAGGTCTTTCAAATATAACCAACATAACTCGCACAACTCAGGTCGAAAGCGTTACAGAAACTACCTCTACATTTTCTCAATAATATTCGCACTTAATCCTTTAAAAGTATTAGCAAATACGTCCCAAACGGCAGCTCCCGTAGCCAATTCCAGTGGTTCAGTGACCAACATGGCTATACAATCTTTACAAGGTAATATGATACAAAATCAATATGGAAATGGAATAGTTTGTCAGGGACCAATGCTCACGGCTTCTCCCTTCCTAACCGACAGCTTCCAGCAACAACTTCCACATGAATATTGGTATTCTTCGCCAGTGTATGACGATGATGGAAATGTTATTTATTACCAAGACGTAAGGACTGGTCAAAAAGATTCTGCAAGTTTAAATTGGGGCTTTTCAATTACATTTAGTCTTCCATTAGATAATTCATTACAAAAGCGTTGTAAGGCAATGGCTGATAAATGGCTTGAATTAAAAAATCAAGATTTAATGGATAAACAACTATCATGGCACGTTGCTCGTCTTAAGGAGTGCGGACAATTAAAACTCTCTGGTGTGGAATTTTCAAAAGATTCAGTCTTCTACTCATTATGTGAAGATGTCCTTGTTAAGCCCAAGATGGGTCAAGTGCTTCCTCATAGACATAACATTCCTCCTATTTCTTCTTCTGACTCTAAATAGGTCGAGAACATTGACCTGTTAGGCGAACACGCTTTAACGGTGTATCCTCTACTTTGATTTTACCTTATTTTTTAATGGTGGTAAACCTCTTTTCTCCCGATAAGAAGTAGTTCTTCTTTCAGATAAGTTTGGTCTTTTTACTTTCTTACCTAATATCTTTTTAACTCTATTTACTATCTGTTTAATGATGGGCTTGACGGCTCTCAAAAGTAATGGGGTACTCAATGCAGCCGTTGTAGCGACTAGAGTTATTCCTCCAGTTTTTACCACTTGTGGAACTGTGGGAATGGCATCAATTATCTGTTGTTGAACATTTAATTTTTTATATCTAGTTACACAACGGTTTCCAACCAATTCATACTTAATAATTTGTTTAGTACCTTCTTCTACTTTTGTCCCAACTTCAGGCGCACCATCGGGAGGACAATCTTGTGGCTTTGCTTTTGGGACTTCTGGTGCTGGAGGCGTTTCTGGTTGTTCGTATCGTTGAGGTTTTGATTCTTCTGTGTAGATAAGTTCTTCAGGTACGAAGTTCATCGCATCGTATGAAGGATATTGTGCATCGCACAGAACTAAATTCCCATCAGGATCATTAGTAACTAGATTTTCATTTTCATAAGATCGTCTTGCTTCTACGCAGCCAGGAATATTAACAACAGGAAACCCCATAGGTAACACCACAGGGACATTAGGAGTATTAATTGTTGGAGCGTTAATGATATAAGTTCTTACTGGTTCGATCCCAATAGAATTAACTCCTATTTTGGGAATCTCTGTCAAAATTTAGGAATACTAAATCCACCACTTTGACCAGCTTTAGGTGCAGCAGTAGGAAGAACAGGGCCAGATAATCCAGGCATCTTTAACGATCCAGTGACTTGTTCAATCAGTTGCTGTTTTAGTTTCTCTTGGTTTTCTTCGTTCGTGATGTAAAGATACCCAAAAATTCCACCTCCTGTAATTGCTGCCACAAGAACAAAGGAGATTACACTGATAATATTCAGGATTTTTTGCATGGTACGAGAAGCAATCTTAAAAGCTATTACTCACACTAGCCTAATTGTGGCTATTGGGCTTCTTCCTCTGTTGCCTCTTCATTTGATACTTCGCATGAAGGCTCAGTCTCTTCTTCTTGAACAAGTGACTCTGCATACTGAATACCACCCTTCAACTGAAGGATTTCAGAGATAGTTGTATTTAAAGCATTTTCTAGTTGTACCTTATACTGTTCTTTTTCAGCCAAGGTTGTTTTCCATTTAGAAAGTTGATCAGCCATAATTAATATTTAGACTTCCCAAGTGTAACGGCTGCGTCTATAGCTGTAAAAGATTCAGATGTCCAGATAGAAGTTGTTTCATCTTCTTTCTTATATGCCTTGATAATTTCAAGGTGGTCAACATTCCTTTTGAGGGTTGCTTTATCCTCATCAGTAATTGTTGACTGACCAGCAACGGTGTTGATCAAGGTGACGCTATCACCAGCAGCACTAAAAATTTGTGCAACTTCTTCTGCTGTTCTTTCAGCCATGAGAATTAAGAATGAATAAGTTTAGTCTACCCTGCTTCAAGGGCTGTGACTTTTGCTGATAGTTCTTGTACTGCTTTAACCAAAGGAATTACAAACATCTCATAAGAAATACCTTGTGTGCCATCTTCGCCTTGAGTCCAACCATTAAAATTAGTGATATTGTGTTTGTCTAAGACTTCTTTAACTTCTTGAGCTATAAATCCATACATTTTTTCTACATGCGTAGGGTCAGTTTTGTTTGCATCATAACCAATTAATTCAGATGGCCTTTCAGATGGTGCTTTCCATTTATAAGTAACTGTTCTTAAATCATCAATAAAGTTTAATCCACAACTATCGTTAGTATTAATGTCTTTTTTCCATCTTACATCAGATGTTCTTGTCCATGTTGCATTATTAGCAAAATCATTATAAACCCTGCCGATAGAGTCAGCCCCTATCGTTACATGCTCACTACCGTAGCTAGTACAGGAATGGCCAAGAACAACAGCGTCATGGTGATTAGCGTTTCCTACGTTGTAACCTACCATCGTATTGTCGCTTTGATCCGTTATTCCTTCACCCGCACCTCTTCCTATACATGTATTATAAGCACCTGTAGTAATGTCATTTGCAGCGTTATAACCAACAGTTGTATTTCCCGACCCAGACGTAATGTTTACTCCAGCTTCACCACCTATACAAACATTATGGTTGCCATTCGCAATTGAGCCACCTGTGTTGTATCCAATACCAATATTGCCTGATCCAGTCGTTAAAGTTTGAAGTGCATAACCACCAAAAGCTTGATTCCCTTCACCAGTAGTACAAACATGTAATGATCTAAATCCAACAGCATTATTATTAGAAGCAGTTGTGTTTGCTTCTAACGCTTCTACTCCAATAGCAACATTTTGACTTCCAGTTGTGTTTGAGACTAATGAATGAAAACCAATAGAAGTATTATTAGTTCCTGTTGTATTATTTCCTAATGCGTTATATCCAGCGGCTGTGCAATTATCAGCAGTAGTTGCATAGCGTAAAGATAAATATCCTATTGCTGTATTGTATTCTCCACCATTTAAAGTATATAGAGAGCTATCTCCAACAGCTGTGTTGTAGCTATCAGCTGTACTGCTACCTAATGCTTGAAATCCAACAGCAGTATTTACAGCTCCAGTTGTGTTTGAAGTTAAAGCATTACTACCAAGAGCAGTGTTTTGTGATCCCGTAGTATTTACATGTAATGCTGACATACCAACAGCAGTATTATGATTTGCCGTAGTATTTCCTTCTAATGCTTCTGCACCAACGGCAGTATTATATTGACCTGTAGTATTAGTCTCCAAAGAAATATAACCAACTGATGTGTTATAGCTTGCAGTTGTATTGTTATCTAAAGCACCATCTCCAACGGCTGTGTTTTGTCCACCGCTTGTGTTTTCGTCTAATGCTTTTGTACCAATAGCTGTATTAGATGCACCAGTATTTACTTCTAATGCTTTATAACCTACAGCAGTATTATTAGCTGAACTGACATTTGTAAACAATGCTTTATAACCAACTCCAACATTCTGTACTCCTGAAGTTAGATTTGATAATGCGTATGAACCAACAGCAGTTGTTTCTGATGTAGTACTAACTGCGTCTAATGCAAGATTACCAACGGCTGTATTATCAGAACCTGTCGTAACTGCATCTAATGCAGCAGAACCGATACCAGTATTACTAGCACCTGTCGTACATTGCTGTAAGCAATTCATACCTACTGCTGTGTTATTACTAGCAGTTGTGTTATCTTCTAAAGCTTGAAATCCTAAAGCAGTATTATTAGCTCCAGTAGTATTTTTCTCTAATGCTTGATACCCAACAGCCGAATTATAACCTGCAGTAGTATTAGTTTCTAAAGCTTCATAACCGACAGCTACGTTATAAGATCCTGTTGTATTTGCCATTAGCGATTCAGTTCCAACAGAAGTATTCCTTTCTCCTGTTGTGTTTGCATTTAACGCAACATAACCAACTGCTGTATTATTATCTGCTGTAGTATTTTGACTTAAAGCAGCATAACCAACTGATGTATTTCCATCCCCTGTTGTATTAGCGTCTAAAGCTAAATTTCCAATAGCTACATTTAATTCACCTGTTGTATTTGCTATTAAAGCGTTATAACCTAAAGCATTATTATAAGAACCAGTTGTATTTACAAGTAATGCATTAACACCAATAGCAGTATTGTAGGATGCAGTTGTATTTGCTTCTAATGCTCTACTACCAATAGCAGTATTAGATTCACCAGTTGTATTTGCACCTAATGCACCTTGAGTTGATCCATATATACCAGTTCCAACAGCAGTATTATTAGAACCTGTGGTATTAGCATATAATGCACCATTACCAATAGCAGTAATATTAGATGCGGTATTAACTTGTCCTGCAGCATGACCAATCAACGTACATCCACTATTTGTTGTTATTGCCTTTCCTGCATCTTTACCAACAGCAGTATTCTGTGCCCCTGTTGTATTTGCAAATAAACAATTACTACCAACAGCAGTGTTATTAGCAGCAGTGTTTGTATATAAAGATCCATAACCAAGAGCAGTATTATGACTAGAAGTTGTATTTGTATATAATGAAGTATTACCTATAGCAATATTATATTCTCCAGTTGTTATATTTGCTCCAGCACTTTCGCCTACAGCAACATTAGCATCACCTGTTGTGCAATCAAATAAAGCTTTCCAGCCAATCGCAGTATTATAACCAGCAGTTGTGTTTGCTGCTAAAGCATTATAACCAATAGCGGTATGACCAGCACCAGTAGTATTAGCTTCTAATGCTTGTCTACCAACAGCAGTGTTATAATCTGCGGTTGTATTATTTTCTAATGCTTCGTCACCAACAGCAGTGTTACTTGACCCAGTAGTGTTATATGATAAAGCGTTTTCTCCAGTAGCTGTGTTATGACTACCAGTAGTATTTGTGTATAAAGAAAATACACCAAGAGCAGTATTTTGATCTCCAGTCGTAATGGCTGTTCCTGCGTTATAACCTATAAGAGTATTACGTTCTGCATTTGTACCATCAAATGAATCACCTGCACTCGTTCCAACAACAGTATTCTTTTGTCCATCTGTAGTGACTAACTGAAGACCAGAGGCAATCATTGCCGCCGTTATCGTTCCACTGCCAGGTGTTGAGCCAGATGCTGCTGCCCAAGTCAAACCGCCTGTATCTCCACTTTGTGCCGTTAAAACATATCCATTAGTCGGACTATTACTTACTTTTAAATTTGCTTCATCAACAACATTATCTGCAATCGTGGTAGCAATATCACAATCAGCAGAGCCATTAAAACTTGTATCACTTGCTGTAATCTCTCCAGTTAATGAAAAATTGCGGCTAGTTGCTAACGCAGTCGATGTGGCAGCATTTCCAGTACAAGAACCTGAAGATCCTGAAGCGTTTCCAGTTACATTGCCAGTTAAAGCACCAACAAAAGAGGTAGCAGTTAACGCTCCAGTGTCAGAGTTGAAGGTTAAATTTGTTCCTGACTTTGGCTCAAGATTTCCTGTCGCAGCAGTCGCAAATAAGACATTGCAACTTGTATCTGAACTTTCATCTGCAACTGTTACGGCTGTTGCAACCGCAGAAGTTCCTGTGAAATTAGTTGCAGAAAGTACTTGAGTACCAGCAACCTTTAATACTTTTCCTGATGCGAGATCAATATGTTCTGAACTTGTCCAAGAATCAGTTGAGTCAACCCAGTTCCAAGTTTTATCACCATCAGTCGAATCAATTGTTATACCTGCACCATCAACAGCAGCATCGTTACCATTACCCTTTGCAATCTCTATATTCTTATCTTTAACAGTAAGCGTAGTCGTATCAATCGTAGTGGTCGTTCCACTAACCGTTAAGTTTGCGCTTAAAGTTACATTTTGAGAGCTATCAACAGAGATAGCAGCCGTTCCACCTGTGCTTACGACAAAAGTATCTGAACCGCCACTGATTCCTGAATTTGTATCTGAGTTAAAACTAAATGCTGGAGCAGCAGCAGTCCCATCTGGTGCTTTACCTAAAACATTCGCAAAAGTAATCTTTTTATTAACTTCTGCTCCACTAGCACTTACATCAAGAACAGCAAAGGTATCCCCTGACGCTGGAGCCGTTAAGGCTGTAAATTCTGAAATTTTACGATTTGCCATTTACGTTTTGATGACGTACATCATTGCTATGTTACGAGGTCTTGCTTCAGTTCCCCCATCTGCAACGTTATCAACAGTAATTCCTGTTGTTCGACTACCTGTATTAATAGTATGTGAATCTTCATTTACATTGTCATCATGCCCGTGGCTGTCTGTATCGACCCCTTGAGTAGTTAAAGATGTTTGATAAGTATGATTATGACCAGGATCGGTAACATTGGCAGTATGAGTATGTGTTTTATTTTGATCGCTTTGAGAGGTTGCAATTGATCGTCCAGAGTCAGTACCTTTACCATTATCAAAACCTCTTATAAATTCACCTCTTAAATCTGGCAGGTTAAAAGTTGAACTTCCATTTCCTGCACCGTAAGCCGTTCCAATAACAGCAAACAAAGCTGAAAAATCTGTGCGGCTAACTGCTGCCCCGTTACATTCCAAATAATCAGATGGAACGGTTGCAACTGCTATACAAAAAACAGCACCAGATGGAACACCTTGAACAGAAGTAAAACTAAGAACTCCAGATCCATTTGTCTGAAGCATTTGCCCACTCGACCCATCAGCAGAAGGAAGTGTAAAAGTAAGGCTTGAGCTAACAGTAGAAGCAGCTTGCAAGGCTACATAATGACTGCTATCTGAATCTGCAAGTCTTATATCTCCCTGTGCTTGGATCGTTAAGCCATTACTATCAACAATTGCTCTTTCTGTTCCAGCAGTTGATAATCCAATCGTGTTTGCTGATTTTCTAAATAGTCCTGTATCTGCATCTCCATCAAAAGCAATAGCTGGTGTACTTGCTCCTGACGCATCATCAGCCAAGATAACACCTGTCATCGTGCCGCCTGATCTAAGCAATAAACCAAGGTTGTCTTCTCCTACATCTCCTATCTCTCTAAAATTTGATCCATCATAAACTTTTAATTTATCGTCACTAGATTTCCCATAAAGCATAAACTTTACAGGGTTACTAGGATCTGAGCCACCGCTATTATTGGTTTTTATCGCATCAAGAATACTGTTAATGTCGGCACGAACAACATTACCTGCAGCGTTATCAACTGTAAAATTCGTGACCTGTGACACTAGGCTTTTACGTTT